TTAACTGTGAATTGTTTCATGGTTTTTTCTTTCTATTTACTAAATATGGCGGAACTATGTTCCGCCATATAAATTTTCTTTTTAATGATTACGCACCTTCAACGCCAAAGATACCTCTAAAGTCAGAAACTCCAAACGAGTATCTTTCTCTAGCTTTGTATCTAACGTTACCAGTATCAAAGTCACCTTCCATTGCAGTTGTCAATGGTGCTCTAGTGAACATTTTCATACCATTTGGTACATCAGTGATAATGTAAAACGAATCAGTATCAGTTAAGAAATTATTCACTCTGTAACCTTGAGGAATCATTCCCATTGATGCTAATGAGTTGATATCATTATCAGCAGTTCCAGTTCTACCTTGAGACTTCATAAGTCTTTCAGCTTGGAATTGGTTTGCAGATGGAACAATCATTTTGACTGCTTTAGCTGCAATTCTTAAACCTCTTTCATCAGTCATGCCAGATATATCAATCATAGCTTGCTCTAATGAAGTTTCATTTAAGTCTGCTTGTGTTGTTAGTGTATTTTTAACGCTAGTACCGCTCACAGTTGTGTGAGAAGTGTTAAACAAAGAAACACCATCACCTGAATCAAAACCATCTACACTTGGTAGACCGTTATTTAAAGGTGCTGCTGCTTTTACTTGTTTAGTGTTACTCATAGATCTTGCTAGAGCTTTTGTGTATCTAGAAGAGATTCTATCGTAAAGATTATCTTCGATAGCTTCTTCAGTGATAGCAAATGCTAAAGCAACTGTTTCATGAGTGTATCTAGCAGAGTAAGATTCTTGTGCATTATCAAATGCTACTCCAGAACCTTCACTCTTTACACTTGCGTTTCCGAATCCACTTAACATTACTTCTTCTTCAAAAGCTCTGTCAGATGTTTCGCTAGTATAAATCTCAGCGTGCTGATTATCATACCTTTTGTATTCCAGGCCGAATAGTGCATTCAATCCTGGCTCTAACTCTTTTACGAGTTGGTGTCGTGATATTGCCATAATTTATCTCCTATTCCTTATGACCCAGAACTATCAATGTATTGGTTCAAGTTTTGAACAACTTCAACATTACAAAATGCTGCCGTTAAGTCCCCGTTTTCAGGGTCTTCAACACCTCTTAATAGTCTCCAAGTGTTATTTGTTGCGTGTGAGTCGCCGATATCTAACGTGTTAGATGACATACCTGTAGTAGTACTACCCGCCGCTGAGTTTACATCGAAAGTATCTAAGTAAACTGCGTGTGCAGCAGGAATGTTTGCAGCTACTGCTGCATCACTTGCTACGTGGTAAACCTGCCAAGGATAGTCATTAACAAAAGCTACGATATCACCGCCGTCTTTCGCTGTCGCTGGTGTAATAGCACCATTATAATGATTGTTGAACGTTGGTTTCAACGTCGACGCATCCTCATAAAAGATACCATATAAGACACCAATTGATTCAGCCGTAGCTGCATCTTCAGCTGTTACAACATAACCTGCTGTAACTTGTACTGCGCTGCCGTAAAACAAATCAATGTTTACAGCGGCATCGATAAAGTATTTAGAAAGACCTTGGATTGCAGGTGTATTACCTAACGTTCCAGCCGATCTAAAACCATATCCTGCTGTTTGTCTATTAGCCATAGTTTTATCTCCTTATGAACCTGCCCCTAAGGGCCTCCAGTTCGGTTTAATGTAATTCGTTGGTTTAAGTAAAATTTACTTTTTGCCACCGAAGGTTGTGCGAGACTGCCTGTCAACATTGATAGGCATACTCTTATGCTCTTCCCTCATTAAATCGTTGTCTAGAGCTTCTTCCTGACCTTCAGATTGTTTTCTAAAATATTCAGTTCTTGCTTTTGCGATTTCTTCGGGCACCCTTGCGAGTACAAGGCCACCTACTCCAATCACTCCTGCGTATTTACCATCAGTGACTACGGGATAATCAGAATCTTTATATTCGTCAGCTCTCACTAACTCATAACCAGATCTAATTCTTCCAGAGATATTTTTAGAATCTTGAAATCCTAAACTCTCCGCTCGTATCCATCTGTGTCGGAATCCATCCGGCGCAGTCGGTGCATCTAGAGAAGATGGGGGAGCCCACTCTTTTGGTCTTTCAGTTTTTGACCGAGTTTGGCTCGCACGTGAAGTTACTTTTTTTTCGTTTTCTTTTGTCATATGCTTATGCTCCTTCCGTGAGTTTTATTTGTTTTGCATACTCTTCTAGTGGCACACCTAATTTTTTAGCTATTGCTACCTG